GGTTCTACCGCACGCACATACAACCATCTGCGGCCAAGGCGGCCACAGGGCTATCGTCAAGGATCAATTTCGGTCAGTCTTGACACTGCGAGCAGGTCGTCAGAAAAAGCGCTTAGAAACGATCCTCGGGCTTTTGGGGGTATTTGGGGGCGCGCCACTGGGTTTGCTTTTAAGACTAGTCGTGCTGCCCCTAGACGGGGGCACGGGTAGTTTGACCCCGTTGAAAGTTGCTACATCCCCGTGGGGTTTATGTACAATGTCTCTCGCCTTGAACGCCTCCCTGTTCGGGTAACGCAAAGCCACCCCTAGTCCACGCGCTGGGGGTGGCTTTCGTGTTTATGGTGCCTGTCATAAACAACTTGACATACGTCGTGTACACGCTCTACTTGTGGCGACTATTCTGTCTGGGACCGCCATCCCGTTTCGCGGGGAACTCCGTTGGCAAAAGCGAAACCAACAAAGGTCAAGAAGTTTACCGTCCTACAGCAGCGTTTCGTCGATGAAATGGTTGGCTGTGGTATCGGAGCGAGGGCTGCGAGACTGGCCGGTTACTCCGTTGACGCATGCCGACAGCAAGCTGCAGAGAACATGGCAATCCCGTCCATACGCGACGCGGTCGACAAAGGTCGAGCCAAGCTGGCAGCGACCGTGCACTTCAACGCCGAGGCAGTGCTACGTGAACTCGCAGTGCTTGCCACCACCGAGGTCGCGTCTGAGTTGATCGACGACGAGGGGTGGCTGAATGGCAACCTGAAGGATCTATCACCCGAGGTCCGCGCGTGTATTTCTTCCTTGGAATGCAACGACCAAGGTGGGGTCAAAATCAAATTCTATGATCGGATCAAGGCGCTCCAACTCGCGGGAAAGCATAAAGCGGTGCGTGCGTACACCGAAGAGGTTGAGGTCGCCGATGCGTTGTCGGCAAGACTCGACCGGGTACTCAGAGAAAGAGAAACCCATGCCGAGTAAGCAAGACAATAACGCGGGGCTGTAATGCGGACTGGTGTACACAAAGAGTTCAAGCAGGAAACTCTCGACAGATATGCTCGGCTCATTGAACCCTGCGTCGACGACCCGTGGAAGTGGATTCAGGTTGCCTATCCGTGGGGAGAGAAGGGTACGCCACTCGAAGGCAAGAGACCGCACGCGTGGCAGAAGGCAGCGGCGAAGCACATCGCTAGACAACTCAAGGGTATGCGATCCGGTGCAATACCTGAGGGTCCAGTTCGCTTGGCAAGACGAAGCGGACACGGCATCGGGAAGTCGGCATTCATGTCGATGATCGTCGGGTGGTGTCTAGGTACGATGACCGACGCGCGAGGTGTAGTCACTGCCAACACAGACACACAGCTTCGCGGCAAAACATGGCCCGAGGTCGGGAAGTGGCACCGCATGTCGATCTCGTACCCATTCTTCAACCACAATGCGACGACGCTTCGTTCGATCGAAGCAGACCACACGACTTCGTGGTCCGCCGAGGCTGTGCCTTGGAGTGAGAACAACCCCGACGCATTCCAAGGTCTGCACAATGCAGGCAAGCGCGTCGTGATCCTCTTCGACGAAGCCTCCGGCATCCCGCCTATCATCTGGGAGTCGATCGAAGGCGCGATGACCGACGCGGATACCCAAGTGATCTGGATTGTGTTCGGCAACCCACTACGCAACTCCGGGCGCTTCTACCAATGCTTTGGCAAGTTCAAGAACCACTGGGACTGCGACAACATCGATAGCCGTGATGTCGAGGGAACGAACCTCAAGCTTTTCGAAGAGTGGGCAGATCTGTACGGCGAAGACTCCGACTTCTTCAAGATCCGTGTCATGGGCGAGTTCCCATCGATCAGTGCCGTTCAGTTCATTGGTCGGGACGCTGTCGAGTCAGCGATGGAGCGTCGACCGTACTGTCGCGATGATGACCCACTCGTATGCGGCATCGACTTCGCACGTAACGGGAACTGCGCGTCTGTCCTGTACTGGCGCAAGGGTCGAGACGGCAAGACATTCAAGCCAGACATCTATCCTGAAGACCCTTCGAGTGAACACTTCGTCGCGAAGTGTGCCCAACGGTTGCGGGATATGCAGCCGGATCTTATCTACGGCGACGGTGTTGGTGTTGGCGGACCCATCATCGATCGTCTGGTCGGGCTCGGCTTCGACGTTCAAGACGTTCAGTCGGGCGGCAGAAGCGTCGAGCCCGATCGCCACTTCAACAAGCGTGCTGAGATGTGGGCGAAGGGCAAGTACTGGATTCGCGACGGCGGCGCGTTATGGAACGACAATGATTTCGCCGACGAACTCACGACGATCGAACTCGTGCCAAACGCGAAAAGCTTGACGCAGCTCGAAAGCAAAGAGCATCTACTTGCACGCGGTGAATCGAGCCCCGATGTAGGTGACGCATTCATGTTCACGTTCGCTTACGAAGCTACCGAGATGGCGTCGGCTGAACACCGCGAAACTTTGGGCATGAACGAAGTGCGCGCAGATTACAAGCCTTGGCAAGATCTAAAGCTCGAAGGCGACGACGAGCAGGCATACAACAAATCACGAAACCAGCGGCAGCAACGCCGCCACTTCACGGGAGCGTAATTATGGGAAGAAGCGATATGTCGCTCACGGACCGCGAGGGTCGCGTGACGCACGAGGAATACGTGCAGTTGGTTGACCAGTATGGAGCAGAAAGTGTTAAAGCTGCACTCAACTCATTTATCGACATGAGCGTGATGAAGAAGAATGACTTCCGAGTCTTCAAAGGCTCTAATGTTGTTGGTGAGGTAGCTAATGCGTTCGGGGGACGCGGGATTGATGTCACAAGAAAAAAACCGGGGCACACGAGGAACCACGTTCGGGAGCATCTACCCGACAACATCGACCTACTTCTAATCCCGGTCGCCGAGGGCGGGCTACTTGAGACGACGCAGGCGAAGTCTCGGTGGGACGATCTGTTCACCGAAAACCCGACGTACGCACTTCTGGCGCAGCAGACCGCACTGATAGAGGGCGGATTTGAGGGATCAGCGGCGGAAGCGCAAGTCTCAGCACGTGCCGCTACGCAACGAAAGCCATTCGATCCAAAGGGCACCGAAGTCCTTGTGCGCAAGGCAACGCAACGCAATCGTGCTCAATTGGTGGGGCTCTCTCAAAGTAATGCGGGCGCGAGTACGAGTAGCGGCGGCGGTTCGCTTTTCTCCCCAGTGCATCTTGGCCGTCGACAACTTAGTGAAGGGACTTTGTGATGCCACTCGACCCGATGCACAAAGACTCACCACTCAACACCAAAGCGTTTGACGAGATGAAGACCAAGTACGGTGACGCGGCGGCATGGGATGCGCTGTTTGCCTTGGGGTTCGGATCAGACGATTGGGAAGAGATCCTCCCGACGATCACGGTTGCGCAATTAGAGAAAGTCACGAGTAGCGAAGCGCTGTCCAGTGGGGTCGGCGCGAGCCGGGTTGACACTCGGGTGCTGGCTGAAGCGCCGACCCGCAACGCTACGAAGGAACCCGCGATTCGCGACGATAAGACGGAGCCAACCAACGATATCGACCGCGTTGCACGAAACCGTTTGGCTCGATCCAGTTACTAGGGGTACTGTGTACACATGGCTACAGACCAGATAGTCGAGGTTAAGAAGCGTGCGATGAAGCGTGTACATGCGCTCCGCGACGAGTTCGAAAACGATGGATGGCGCGCTCACTTCCTTGAGTTGCAGCGATTCCTGATGAACCGGCGCGGTCGCTATCTCAAAAGCGCAGACTATGAGCCCCGGCAGGGTGGCAAGCAAAACGACGAGATCAACAACGGGTCGCCAGAAGAGGCTGTTCACACCGCATCGGCGGGCATGATGGGCGGGTTTACTTCACCGTCTGTCCCGTGGTTTGTCCTCAAGCCTGCGGACCCTGATATGGCGAAGAACAAAGCCGCGATCAACTACCTGTGGCGGCAACAGGAGCGCATGTACGACGTGTTCGCTCGGTCTAACTGGTATCAGGCTCTACCCACCGTGTACGAAGAACTCACTGTCTTCGGCACTGCCGCGATGCGGATGGACAGCCACCCGACGCGCACGATCCATTGCACGCAACACACTGCGGGTTCGTATTACCTAGCCAACGGTCCAGATGGTTTTGTCGATACTGTGGTCTATCGGTATCCGCGCACCGTTCGTCAGCTTCGACGCCTGTATGGCGAAGATGTCTTGTCGAGCGAAGTGCGCAACAAGATCAAGAACGATGAACTCGACCATTACGTCAAGTGCGTGAACATCATCGAGCTGAACGAAGGTCGCGATCGGAACTACGGAGACTGGCGCGGCATGAAGTACCGGTCGATCACGATGGAAGAGAACAGCAAGGATGAAGAGGGCGTGCTCAAAATCGGTGGGCATGAGATTTTTCCCGTCCTGACCCCACGGACTTCGCGACGTTCGGATGACGTGTACGGATCATCGAGAGGCATGCGCGCCCTACCCGATGCTCGACAACTCCAAGTGAATGAGCTTCGAGGTGGGGAGGCTTTGCTGAAGATGCTTCGACCCCCGCTCAACGTCCCCAACGCGAAGATGCGAGCAACGGTTACAGCGGGTCAAGCGAACGTGTACAGAGGGAATAACTCCGACGCGATTCGACCTACGTTCACGGTTGCAGGTTTTCCATACGGTGAGAATGAAGACAAGATCGCCAAGTTAGAGGCGCGGATGAAGAACACGCTTGGTGCGACAGCGTTTCAGCAGTTCGAGACGCTCGACGCGACAGGCAACCACCAGATGACAGTGCCCGAGGTAATGGAGCGACGCA